TGCGCCGTCTTTGTAACTGTCTGCGTGGAGGCTTGTCTCTTGTAAGCGTGCGATCTTGACAAGTGCCATACAGATTGCGACTTCGTGAGGCTGGATGTCGCGTTCAAGATAGGTGCTCCAGTACTTGGAGATTCGAAGGTGATTGAGAGCTGCCAAGCCGTAATCTTGACCGCGGTCTTGGATAAGGTCTTTGGCTTCGTCAAGGATGTCATCAGCGCGCATTTTCACTCACACGCTGAAAGTTCTTGCCAACCAAAATGCCTTCGCGCTTGCCTTCTTCAAAGCCTTTGCCCCAGCCAACGATAAACCAAAGGATATTGGCTAACATTAATAAAACAATAATTGGTACTTGTAGATCCATTTTTTGCTCCCGTTCTTGTAACCGGTGTTGGTTACAGAATTAGAGTCTCACACTTAGCAGACATTTTCATGTTTCATCGGTAACGAAACGATAACGATTTATCTCGCCCTGCCGTACGACTTTCCAGCCACGATAAACGTGCCGTCCTTCTCGATGTTAATGAGATCGACTTGAACCTTGGCTTTATTTACATAAATGATCGCAAAAGCCTGTTGCCAATTTGCCACACCCTTGGTGTATGCAGCTTGTTTGAAGTCCATCAAGTTGCCTACCTCAACACCATGCAAGACACGCCCAATACGCCCTCCAGAAGCCTCTGAGAAGGCTGAACGCCCTGCTCTGTGAGTATGTCCTGAGATGACGTTCTTGCCATGCCTACGGGCTGCTTCTAAGGCTGATAAGCCCCCTTGTGGCTTGATTGGAGTGTGATCGCCATGGACTGCGATCCAGCCAGGTGCAATCGGCATAGGGTTCTTATGGAAGGTAATATTCAATTCATCGAACTTCATAAACTTCTCGAAGCGCAGCTCAGGCAACGCGCCAAATGCCGGCACTTTAGCCATGATGATGTTATACAAACGATCTGTGTGATTCGACCTAATGCAGTCAGTTACGCCTAACTCCCAAAGAAGCTGCACAGCCTCATTTCGGTCGTCATCGAGGGTCTGAGCATAACTACCCATGCGCCCTTCTTCCCACTTGCTTATCTGGGGAAGGTCAATCTCATCGCCAATAGTGACTACTTGATCTGGCTTAAAGGCTTTGATAAAACTTGCAAGGTTACGGGTTGCAACCCTGTCATGGTAAGGGACTTGTAAGTCCGAGACTACGACAATTCGCTTAATCGTCATCCTCGTCATCTTCGTAATCGCCAAACTTTTCAGGCAAAATTGGATCTGGCAATATCCATCCTGGATAGGATTGAACATCAGTGATCATAAATAAAGTGATGCCCTCACTAAAACCAGCCTTACGCAAAGATTTATAGTATTCATGCAACCCGATGCAGTAAGCATCAAGTTTTGAATAACCTTGTTCTTCTAGCGCCTTAGTAGGTTTCTTTGCCATGTAGATAAGTGTCCCTTACTTTTTTAGAAGTTCCATCATCTGTTCTTGGCGTGTCTCTATTCTTGCCAATCGGTCAGCGAGAGATGATCCACCATTCGGCGTAAGAGTCCACAACCAACCGCGAACCAAATAACGCAAACCGCCAACAAAAATAGCAAGCGTCGAGACAATAGCGAGAGCGAATCCCGCCCAATCATTTGCACTCACCTCAAACCAAATGCTTCATCTTTAGGATTTAACCAACGCATGATTGGCGGAATCGTTGCCAACGCGCCAGCGTAAGCGATGTTCTTAGGGTCAGTCTCGCCCGCAGCTATGAGTGCAAGCGCAGCTGTTAGAAAGGCTCTGCCCCAACTTGCTAGCATCTTTTTTAGGTCTTGGCTCATCTGTTCCTCCTAGTAATGGGATGTTAAAAAACTTCGAATCCGTGTCGCCAGCCTTTGTAAAACTGACATGGATGTGCTTGGTGTGTGGATTAACTCCGGTGTATTTGCGCCAGCGCCAGAGGCTTCGAGCGCTTGCAATCTTGTGATTAAAGATGACATAAGCAATTCGTTTATCTGACTTGGCTGCAATTCGAATCTGGTCGGCAACGTAAGCAGCTGTGGAGGCTTGTTTGTCGAAATCAGCATCGAGATCGATAGCCCTGACAAACCCTGAATCAGGGTCAGGGTTATGATCGCTCTTTCGGGTTGAGTGCTTCGCGTCTCCGATTGTCCCGTCTGAGTCACGCTTGCGATCTGGATAAGCATCGTCTGCCTGTTCTCTTAATTGAACAACCGACTTAGATAGTTTTGGTTTCATGGAGCAACTGGAAACTCTGCTTCATCTGCAATTCCACCTTGCGCAGGTAAATCGCGCAACTCTTGGCGATAAGTTGCCCAAGCAGCTTTATCCACTGGAGCATCAGCAACCTGAGTCCAATCTGAAGCAGCAAGTTGAGCATTACGCCATAACTTAATCTGCTCCCACTTTTGATCATTTGTTGCCTCTGGATAAGCTGGATTAAAAATAAACACTATGCCACCTCATAAGTTCCGCTAATTGCAATATAATCATTTGTTGTCCAAGTGAAAGGAATTGTTGAACTAACAGCAGCAAAACTTGCAAAAGTTGCTGTAGTATAAATTGCGCGCAAATACATAAAATTACCAAAAGTTTCTGCGAGTCCATTGTAATTACCTACACCAGAATCCGCCATAAAAACATTGAAAAGATGTCCATTATTTTGATTGTTTGCTGGCAATGAGATTCCAAGTGCACCAGTTACTGAAGTCGTAGAACCAAATCCAATATAAATGAAAAAATTAACTGTTTTGCCAACTTGCTGGTAACGCGCTGTTACTACGCCATTGCCTAAAGTAAAGTTTTGATAAGTTGGTGTCCAAGTAGTCCAACCACCGCCCCACTTTAATCCTGTTGCTTCTGCTGAATCCGCAATAAGGACTGTGTTATTTGCGCCCACTGCTAGTCGAGCAGGTGTGTCAGCTGCGCTTGCTGCGATTAGATCGCCTTTAGCATCGACGATTGCATTTTGGATCGCGTTTGCATCGTCTGTCGTGACCCAGGTGTAATCAAGATCCGTATTAGATGCCTTGCTTAGGATTTGTCCGGTCGTACCACCCTTGAGATCGACAAAAGAAGTATCGATTGAGTTGCCGAGGGTACGCATCGCAGCTGCACCATCTTTGACTAAATCTGTATCGTCTGGGGTTTCCCAGTTAAAGTTAGTTGTGTTTGCCATTAGGCAACCGCTCCAATCGCATTATTCCATGTAAGTATACCCGATAAAGTATTCCAAGCCTCGGAGCCTGAAACCTGATCCCAGCGAACTGCAACCTGGGAAAATTCAATAGGGGTCGCATTGATCGTAAGATCGACCCGGTTATATCCAGCCCTAAAAGTAAAGCCCTCGACGTACCCTTCAAAAGTGCCGTCAGAGATATTGTTAGGTAAATTGACAATCTTGATAGGTTGCCCCATAAACACGCCGATTAATGCATCACGATCTGAATCATCGATCTCATTGTTGCCAAGCGGAAAAGTAATTGCATCAAACTTAGCGCGCGGATAAGCCTTCAAAGCCAAACGACGATTTGCCACAAGTTGCGCATCGGCTGCGCCATGAATAACTGTGTCAATCGATTCTGCATATCTGCCGAAAGTATTGATGGAAGTGTTATCAATCGCAGTTTTTTGAGAGCCAAATCCTGCGCCATAATTTAAAGTAATGTCATTTCGGATGTCGCCTGATTGTGTAAGTTGTCTCAGTCCAGCAGCGTAGGCACTATTTGCATCCAATTCTGTGTAGCCGTTTGCAGCCAAATAATCCTGGCGATGAGTCGAATCTGCATAACAAATCCTTCCGGCACCGTCCTCGTATAATTGACCTAAAGCAGATTGGGCAATAAGAGCTGCAAGAGTGTATCGATCCACGACAGCAGCTGACGAAGGACGAGATTGGCAAGTGTAGTCACCTGGTCGATCGATCTCGCCAAGTCCTACATTTTCAGCAGTTGCCCAAGTTGTGGCAGGATTGTAATCCTCCCACTCTAAAGCGGGTGCAACTTCATTCCAGTTATTGACTAAGAGATCAACCAATAGGGCATAAATCTGATCGCCGTCGTCATCCTGAGACAAAGTGTCAGTCCAGGTTGATTTTGATAATCTAGACAAAGCACCCACCGCAGTTATGTTTGCGCCAGTTGTAAATCCTGTTGCACCGGCTTGGATAACTTCAACGCTAAAATCTGTAATGAAGCCGCCAAAGATTGGCACATAGGTACCGACCGAGTTTTGCAACTCAATCGTTAAAGAATCTGTAACTTTAAAGTTAAATGCTGAGTTATCAAGATTAACCAACTGGAGATTGCAATACCCGGCTTGCGCCTGTTGTTCGATGGTTGTTCTACCGCTTGTAATTGTAAGATTTGAAATGGTGCTACTGGCATAGTTTTCGCCAGTTCCATTGACCAAGACCTTCCAAACTGGAAACCAGTTACTCATAGATATGCCAGACTTGTAGATCCGTTAGTGCCACGCATATTCGAGGACTGAATAATGTCAACAATTTGACGGGCAACGCCTTCCTTGTCCAAGGCTCCGGTTACGTTGATATTGTAAACATCTCCTGCGCGATCGCGTTCTTCAGCCATACGGAAAGATCCAGGATTAAATGAACCGATTCCAGTTGAAGCAGCAGCAGCTGCGGTTGATGCAGTTTTGACACCGCTCGAAGTTGTGCCACCGGATCCAGAAGTGCTAGGCGCTGAGATTGTTGGCGCCGTGTATGTTGGTGTGCTTACTTTGGGTGCTGAAACGCTTGGTGCCGTAAATGAAGGCTTAGGTACTGTTGGGATGTTAGGCAAGATCGGGATTGCGTTGTAAGCCTTGATAAGGGCGTTGATTCCATCGATGGCTCCTGAAACCAAACTGCGAATGACGTTAATAACTCCGCCTACGATGTCCACGACTCCAGCAGCAATCTTTGCCACGAAAGAAATAGCACCACCTAGAGCAACTGTAAATACTGGGACTATGTAATCGACAAGAAATGAACCGAGGGCTTGAAACGCTGCTTTGTTGTCATCGACTGCCTTGCGAATTGGATCAAAGAGTTTTGCAAACTTCTCAAAGCCAGGGACAACTTTCTCGATGATAATTTTGATAAGTGCTTCAATAATTGGAAGCAACTTTGTGCCTATTGTTTCCACGCCTTCATCAAATGCCACTTTGAGTCGATCCATGCGACCCTGAAAAGTCTGAGCATTGGCGGCTGCTGCGCCACCAAACAAATCTGATAAACGAGATTGAACTTGGGTAAACGACATCGCCTTTAACTCGGCTGCGGATAAGCCAACGCCTAACTTGCCAAGAGCTGCTGTGTTACCGTCATAAGCCTTACCCAAAGCATTGGCAACGCCTTCAAGTGGTTTGCCTGTTTGGGTTGAAATGTCTAAAGCAAGAGCCAATAATTCCTGTGCCTTGCTAGTTGAATTTGTGCTTAAAGCCAAACGCGCCAAAGCAGGACGAAGTTGATCATCTGCCACGCCAGTTGCGCGCGCCATCTTGTCAATCGATGTCTCAGTTGCTGCGATTTGGGCTTTAGTTGCACCAGTTGCCTTCTCTAAGGATTGAGCAAGTTTTAACTGTGATTGTTCATCGGCGATGGCAGCTTTAACGCCATCAACACCGATCTTAACGGCATAGGCTCCAGCAGCTGCAGCAGCCGCTAAAAATGCAGCCCCGGCTACTTTGCCAAACTTCTCTAAGCCACTAGCCGACTTTTCAACATCTCCGTTAGCAGCCTTTAACTTCTTATTGAGATCATCTACGTCAGCAAGAATCGAAAGTTTAAGGGTTCTATTACCTGCCATTAATCCCACTCCTTCAATATCTTGCTAAATGCTTCTTCCCATTTACGAACTAGATCCGGCTGGATCTGTCGTAGGGTTGGATAAATAAAGTATCCAGAGTTGCCTCTGCCTTTATTTGGCGTTCGCTTTGGAAACTGCTTAAAACGATTTGAACCGAACTCCATACCGTAAAGTAAATCTAAAGTAGATCCGCCACCGCTAAATTTTTGACGGGCAAAGCCATAACTAAACTCTCCAAGTTTGGAAGTTTTGCTTACCTTAACTCCGTCAGCAATACGGCGAGCAGCAGTCCCTGAAACCGTACGAGTCGCTGCTGCGACCTTAATTTGTCCAGCAGCATACTTAGCAAGATTAGAACTTTCCTCTTTAGCAGCTTCAACGGCTTCATCTGACATACCTTTGAAAGCCCTGGCAATACCGCGTAAATCTGATTTGTCATAAGCGATCTTGACATCATCTGCCATCACTTCGCTCCTTTAAGATTTCAATCGCGGTTAGAACATCGTCTGCATCATCCCAGTACTGCATTGGTATCCCCGTCTCTATTGCTAGATTGACGAGGATCCTGCCTACGCTTCCGGGCTTGTGGCTTTTGGGCTATCGTCTCCGACTGTTACGTCAGCAACGGTTTCAGACCAGATGTCGTAAGACTTAATAGGCTTTCCAGCGTTTTCTCGCTTGTAAGCATGATAAGCCAAAAACATAAGATCCCAGATGCCAATCTTGTCATTAGCCTGAGAAATGGTGTTCTTGGTTTCACGTTCCCACTTCGCCCATTCAGGAGGCTGTGCCACATAAGTAGCGGAGTCGCCTGAGTTATATGTAATTGTTATTGGTAGTTTCATCTGTGCTCCCGTTTGTTAGATTTTAACTAAATGTTTCGGTTGGTGTTCCGATTACTGTCATTGTCCATGTGTCAGTTTGTGCGCTTGGTGCTGCTCCGCCGACTGATGGAAATACTGGCAAAACTGTTCCGGCAAAAACTGCACCAGTTGCAGCTGTGATTGAATAAGCAATCGCTGTATTTGGTGCTGATTCACAAGCAGCCCACATTGATTCGAATAGTGATGATGTCGCGCCCCAGTCAGCAAGAAGTTCTACTGTGAGTGTCCATTGATCATCTGTGTGCTTGTAAGCCTTGCCATCGAGTGTCTGATACACGTCGATTGTTGGGCTGTTCACGAGTGTGACGCTAGTTGCTTGTCCATCGTAGTTTACTGTTGCGATGGTAAAGGTTATGTCGCGACCCGTAATGACTGTTGTTGGCATTATTGGTTCTCCTTATGCTGTTTGAGTGTACCGAGTGGACACCCTAATATCTGCGACCAGCAAGGTGCTAGCGCCTACTGTTGTTACTGTTGGTCGATCAACCACTTGGACTTCGTATCCATTAGGTATAACCGCCACAACGCTCGTTATGAGTTGCTCGATGTTATCAAGCGACGCCGGGTTGCTGTTGTAAGCAACGCAGCAAGTAATTGTGTAATTCAACTTGCATCGAAAGGTGCTCTTGCCGATTGTCTCAAACTCCATATATGGAGAATCCGGAACGACAACAACAGCCGGAGCCGGAATCTGCTCTGGAACATAACTAAATATGTTGGCAGAAACGCCGGCTAATGCTGTGGCAAGAGGAGTACGAACTGCTGAAAGAATAGTGCTCGGCATTACTGAGCCATCGTTTCAACATCGATGTAAGGTCCTAGGAGACCAACGCAGCGATTGAACAAACTGCGCCCCATCCGATATGGCGTCGGCGCAAAATCGACGCCTTCGATCTGTCCACCAGGAGCCGTACGAGATTGGAAAACTTCAACTGAAACTACCATGATCGCTGATTCAACAGCTGCGACCCCAACATAAGTTGAAGCGCCTGTAAGTGTTGCGGATCCGCTAGGGATGACATTCTTTTCGAGGACATCGGCATTAGTGATGTTTGCTGTAAATGTGTATGCATCGACATCATCATTGACTGTTCGAGTGCCGTTAAATGGTGTTCCGCATCCTGCGATGACAACTGATTGTCCTGCGGTAAATTCATGGATGCCTACTGTCTCAAAGGTTGCGACATTACTTGTCAGCGAAACCATTTGGATTGGTGCAGAAAATGTTGTAAGCAAAGGCAAGATAACTGCCTCAGATGTATCAATTATTTCATTTAAATATGCGTCATTGTAAAGAGCGGACGAAACACCAAGCACGGATCTCAACTCTGATGCTGTGATAATACTTGGCATTTCATCCTCTCTAAACTGCTGCCGGGGAGATCGGGAGCAACCCCCCCGGCATGATTAAGTATTGGTTTCTTATGAAACCATGTAACGGTATGCGCCAGCTGCTAACTTAGTAGCAATCGCGCCGTAACCGTAGTAAGCAACTTGAACCTGACCTGTTGAGATCACGTTTGTCTGTAGTGATAGACGTGCTGATTCGTACCATGTGTAAGCATCTGGATTTACAACGATAAGTGTGTTATCGCCAAGTCCTGCTGTGTCTGTTAGTGCTGTTGAAACGCGAAGGTTCAGACCAAGAAGGTTTCCGCGAATCGCTGTTGCAGTCAATGTTCCGCCAGCGTTCTGAGGGTTGATTGTCTGCTGGAAAATTGGACGGTTTGAAGAATCGACCAAGCCCATTAGTGCGCCCCATTGTTCTGGAGACACGATGATGTTCTGTGCAAAGCCAAGTGTTCCCTTGTAGATAGAAACAGCTGCATCTGAAACGAAGTCAGAAACTAGAGCACCTGTTGTAAGTGCTGCGCGGTTTCCGCCGTCTGTTCCACCTGTGATTAGAGCAGTACCAACTGCTGTATCTGTTGCCTTTGCGTATGCAAACTCCATCTGACGTACCAACTCAGCGAAAAACGCTGGTGAGCTGCGGTCAAGAATTTCGAGGCTGAATACTTGCTGTCCGATAAACTTCTGAACATTCACAGAAACAAACGCTGAGTTCATATCTGTATTTGATGGCTGCCCTGCCTCAGATGCAACTGCAACTGTTGGAGCAACTGTGATCTTAGGAATCTCGAAAGTCATACCTGCATCAGGTAGTGCTCCGCGTGAGATTGAGTCAATAATTGGGCGATCTGCGTTTGAGATGCCGTTGATTACTTCTGTTAGTTGACGTGTTGGCACTAGACCAGCATTGTCTGTTGTGTCCGCTGCTGCTGCAACGTACAACTTTGATTCATCGTTGCCCAAAGATGCGCGAACTGAGTGCTCCAAGTATGAAGCCTTGTCTACGATTGGATTACGAACCTTTTGTGAATTGAGTGGATATGAAGTCGCTTTGACTTCTGCCTTAGCAGCTTCAACCGCTTCGGTTGATACTGCCTCTGAAACGGTTTCTGACACTAGGTCATCTCCTTCTGTCTTAGGTTCCTCGATCTGAGGCTCCGGGGTTGATTCGCTTGCAGCTTGTCCTTGTGTTTCGGTTGCTGCAACCTTTTCCACTTCTGCACCTGGGATTGCTCCATCAGTTACAAGTGAAACTTCAATTAACTTCGATGCGCTGATAGCCATGACGCCATCCTTGTTATCCCACGCATCTACTTCGACGCCAACGCTAAAATCTGAACGAAGTCCAGTTGCAGCTTCTTCCAAAGCATCATTGCCAGCAGTCGTCTTTGCGATCTTAAATGATGCAGTAATACCTGACTCATCTTGTGACCATTCGACCAACTTGCCAAGAGGCTTTGTGCGGTTATGTTCTAAAACCAATTTTGTGTTCTTGCCAAACTCGATTGAATTAGGAAGAAACTTTGTGCGACCAGCAGATGTATTACCTTCTGCGTCCCATTGCACAATTCGTCCTGCAATAATGCGTGTTTCAGCATCAGATGCAGTAATTGTTACCGGCATTGTTATTTTCATGTGTCGATTAGATCCTCTTCTTCGCGAATCTCTTGAATGCTCATTGCACCAATACGATTCAGGATTTCATAAACCTGAGCGCGTTCCAAAGGATTGCCACGCAGGTATTCGTCTAGCGAGTAACGGATTTCATTGCCTTGACCGACAAAATCCGGCATTGATAAACGCTGCTCAATAGCCACAAGCAAATTACGTCCACCAAAATCGATAAGAGAACGACGTTCCGCCGTAGCGTTGGAATACGTCATTGATGTTGTTTCAGCACTTGCAAAATATGCAGGCAAGCCAATAGCGCGACATAATTCTAGCGCTACATACTGACGTGCCTCATTTAGTTGCAGTTTATTTGGATCAATTCCCATAGCCTGCAATTCGACATCGGCATTTAAAAATGCTGTGCTCCGAGTGCTGCGGGCTACGCGCCAGGCTTCAAGCAATTTGCCAATACGCTCGCTAGTAAGATTTGTTCCGTTTGACTTTAGAACCATCATTGGGACAGGTTCTTTAGCAAATGCTTCTGATGCGTTTTCCAACGCAATAGCTGCGCGAATCGTACGACCTGCGCGAGATAAGAATCCTTCATCCATACCATTAAACACAACAAGAGATCCAACTCCCATTGTTGGTACGTCATATCCATCGACTCTAAATCCAACAATCTCTGTTGATGCCGCGTTCAGCGTTTCTGTTACGCGATCTGGTGCAACGCGTGTCCATTCTTGAATTCGTCCATCTGCATACATAGACATAACCTGTCCATACGCCACGCCGTGAAATAACAAATCCTCAGCGATGAAAGCATAAATAGCAGAACCGGGAACGCGCGAATCAGGTTGGTTTATTACTCGATTGGGTTCGACGTGTGCGCCGGTACTTTTAACGTATTGCTCTAGTGGCAAAGTTGCAAGGCTGCATAAAATGTTACGCGCTCTTGCGATTGTCGGAATCGCCATTGCCTGTTGGCGTGAAGCAGATCCTAAAGTGCCGAATAAGCTGCTCGCGGTTGAAATGTTGTAAGGTACTGGAGTCGCAGCTGCGTCAACCGTCATAGCAGGTTGAGGAGCCTTAGCGAATAAATCTTTGAGTGCCATTAGCACAAAATTATAGCATAATCAACCCAACACGATGTCTACTTCTGAGTCAGGACGTGTCGCAAAGTGCGAAACCATTGCCATGCCAACCGTCGCGCAAATTGTGGCTCCTGACGCTTTTCGTCCAAGGTACCAACCTCCATCTTTAAATGGAAGTTTGACCGCTGACAAGACTTGCTTATTTAACTCGGCTTGATTTGTGTGGACTAATCGCTGGGAGGTAATAGCCGACAACATTTCGTCGCAAGCCTGACCATAAATGGCTCCATCGATCGCAGTCGTTGGAATACCGGCTGGGATCAACCGAGAAGCAACTGCGCCAGCCGTTTGACGACTATAAGCGACCGTCTCCACGCTATACCGCTTCGTCCAGACAGCGATACTGTTCGCAAGGTCTTTATCGTCAATCGAAACTGGATTCGAATACGTTTCCAGTAATACAACGCAGAACTTGTCCCCAACAAGTCGTTGCGCTGCAACTAACGCAGCTGCTTTTCGATCTGGGCTTAGATCAATAGCCATCCAAGTTGGTTGCTCCCGATCCAAAGTGAGCATACCCTCAGCTGCGCACTCTGACCAACTTGACGGATTGATGGCTGGGTTGATCTGGCTTACCCATTGGCACAAAAGTTCTGTGCGAATAATAGACTCATCATCTGACATTGCAGATTTGAGATTGTCGATGTGAATTGTGTGTCCAAGACTCGGATTGGCTTGCTGCCAACCATTCATATCATCGATTGGACATCCTGGCTCTGCCGACCATTCAAACCAACCAATAGCATCACTTGATCCGGCAGCAGCTGCTAATCCGCGCTCTCTCATGCGAAGCAAAATTACGGAATGCTGGTCTCCGGCATTTGAGTACATAATCGCCATCGGATTTTTGGATGCCATCTGAGTAAAGCGAAGCGATGCCCAGACTTCGTCATCTTTGTATTCACGGACTTCATCAAGATGAATTACATCCGGCGCTGCAATTCCGCGAGCAGCCGAGTTATTGGCTCTGACCAAGTATCGAGTGCCATCATTTAACTTGATCTCCTGGCTTCCCTTAGTTTCGTACTTTTTAACAAATCGAGTCACAAGTTGTTCATTGGCTTGAATAATCTCATCGATCTTCCAAAAGATTTCAGATGACGTTGTCAGTTTGTGAGCGGTGTGGACTTGCAAGCGTTCGCCCCATAAAAACATTCCAGCCAGGATTCTAAGCTGCATGAAAGTGGACTTGCCATTCTGCCGAGCCATGATCACGCCGACCTCATTGTGATACCAGCGCCCATCAGGTTTGACGCGATGCATCTCGATTGCCAGCAATTTTTGCCAGGGAAGCAGTTTGAAAGGCTCACCAGTCACGGGATTAATGATTTGCTCGCAGAAATCAATCATTTCCTGTCCGCGAGACGGTAAATCGACCGGTTTTGACCTAATACGCGGTTCTGTCGCCCCTAGGTAAACCGTAGGAGGCTGTTCTAAGCCGTTTTGAGGGTTTTGAGTCATATCTAGTCGATGTTCTCCTGATAGTGGCTTATCGAGCCGTTTTTGGGGGCAAAAGATCCAAGGGGGGTCATGGGTGTCCTATCGCTCTCAAAAAAACCACCCCCCTTACTCAAATTACATCTCTTGCATAGTGCTTGAAGGTTATCCATCGAATCATCACCGCCTAACTTCCTTGGAACAATATGATCTACGTGGGTAGCCTCCATGCCACATCTCTGACAAGTATGCTGATCTCTGGTCAGTACTCTAGCGCGTATCTTGCGCCATAGTGCAGTACTACCATCATCGCGTAACGCTGATCGCTTAGCCATTAATGATAGTTATTCTTTTGAAAGAAATCCCATGCTTTGCATGGTGTGCCATATCTAACCTCGATGTAACCAAGTCCCCATCGCACTTGCTCATATTTGTCTGCTGTCTTTAAATAAATAGATCGTCCTTGTGGTATTCCATAATGACTACCTGATTGCGCGTTTTCATTCCACGCGCTTTCTTTTCCATATAAGGATGCCAGGCATTTATATTGCTTAGTATCTTGCAATAGATGAGCTGCATATTCTTTTGCTGAAACATATTGTTTTACTTCATCAGGTGAACCTGCGTAAGCAGGTGTAAACAGAGTTATCCCAATAGCCACTAGCACCGAGCGACCTACCCGCCTCAGCGGGTCGCTCTGAACGCCTGATGCGTTCTGCGTCGATAGCGTACCATCGCTGTCAAGTTCTCCGTTTGTTTGTCGGCGTGTCATTGATGTCCCCATCCTGTGCCTTTGAATGAAATTCCAATATTGCCCCAAACCCGATGCATTTCCATACCGCAACAGATCGGCTTATGTTCTTCATCCATCGACTTTTCAATCTCGAATGTTATTTCGCAGCTTACGCATTTGTATTCATATATCGGCATGGCAAACAATCCTTTCCTTCAAAGTTCCAACTACCGCACTTGGTGCATCTTTGGATCTCATCACTTGGCGCAGCTTGATGGATGATTGGCATGATGTCCTTGACTTTAACAAAAGCCAGGTATTCGCCTGCATCCTCTCCCTGACCATTGCATCGCATGATGACCATTGGTAATTTTCCATTAGCGTTGGTCTCAGCCTGTTTAATCCAGGCTAAGGGCTGAAAATCTGAGCGAGCCTTTACCTCGATACTAATCGTCGGGATGTTGAGAATGTCCTCACCCTGACGACCAGCACCGGCGGTATCTGCATAAGCCCAAAACTGTTTCAGATAATCGGCTATAACCTTTTGGGTTCTGTAGCCTCGATGTTTGCGATGGTTAGCCATTGATTGAATGGCACTTCTTACACGTCCAAGTCGCATTAACTGGTGCATCAGCGTTCTCTACTTTTGCCACATGAGCCAAAATTACTTCTTCATTACATAACTGGCATCGCAGGGTCAAGTGCATCAAATTCATCCATTGACCATTGACTTTTACTTCTACAAATCCCATCACACACTCCTCAACTTTTGACGCTCCCATTTGCCGGACGATGCCATGCCATACCAAACTGTTGAGCATTTGGCTTCACCAGTTCTAGGCGCATAAGTGCAGAAGAATCCACCCCAGGCGCGGCCATTCTTTTCGCCTTCTTTCCAAACCATATCGCCATGAACGCAACCTTCGGCATTTGTGCCACCCAAAACATTTTGTATATTGGCTATTGCCTCAGCTGCGCTAATTGCTGGCGGTTGTGTTACGTCGCCATAGATTGGCTGGTTTGACCAAGGATCCGCAGCTAGTGCTTCTTCCTTTGTTTTGAAACTTGGAACTTCTTTAGCCTTTGCAATGTCCTTTGCCGATAAGCGTTCGACCTTGCTCATTTCTTCTCTTGAAGGTCTTTTGCCTTTAGCTGCATAACCGCCGTTTGCAAGTGCTCTACCGATCGCTGAAGTCTCACAGTTCTCCAAAGCTGAAGTCGAATTAACACCCCGATCAGTAACCTTCTCCTCAGCGTATCCTGTCGAGAATGCCACGCTATCTGCGAAAGTTCTATATAAATATGCTTTAACAATAAATCGATCATTCTGAAAACTCTCCAATTCTGTGCTTATGCGAAAGTCTGGAAAGTCCTTAATAAACTTTTCCAAACGGGTTTCGACTGTCTCGTAATCTGCCAAATTAAACACTTGGTAACTCCTCTTGCTTCATCAGATACTCGGTTTGTTCCGGTAATGACCAGACGCTACCATCCGCCCACGTCTGAACCTCGATGGCGCAGCTGTTGCAGTAATGGCGTCGTGTGCCTTGGCTTTTAGGATGATTGCTAATAACTGTGTAACTTGCTGGCTTTTGCCCAAGTATTGAATTGACGCCAAATCGCACTTTGCAATAATCGCACCAAATGCCTGGGGCTGCTTTAATAACTGTCAAGGTCAGTCCAGTCAGTTGATGCAATTTGTCCAGCGAGCGCAATGTATGCTGCGCCGTCTTTGTAACTGTCTGCGTGGAGGCTTGTCTCTTGTAAGCGTGCGATCTTGACAAGTGCCATACAGATTGCGACTTCGTGAGGCTGGATGTCGCGTTCAAGATAGGTGCTCCAGTA